TGTAGTGGTTTACAATCTTTTGTACCATTACCAAATATTGATTGTGCAGGTAAAGTCATTTGATATACATCACCATTCATATCATCAGCACGAACTACAGCAACACGTCTACTAAAACGACATGCTTTAGTTCCGTTAGCGCCTGAGCCTTTAATATTTTGTGGGCATGATAAACAATTTTCTGCTTGCTTTTCTACAACAGCTTCATCAGGTTTTTGACTATCAGATGTCCAACATGTTGGTGGTGGCATCTTTTCACCAGGCACATATGCTTTAGAGAAATACATTCTATGCACGTGTGGTGATGCATTAACAATAACTACATCGAGTGCATCTTGATTTGACTTCTCAACTTCTTTGCCATTAACCATTAATCTAAATTTACCGCCACGAATAGATATACGTTTAGCAGTTGTTGAACTACCTGTTATATTTGCAGTAAAGCCATCATCTCTACGAGTATGTGTTGCTACTGCGGTGCTACCAAATACGTCTAATTCTGTACTCATACTTCCTCCTTAGTTCTACTTTTAGTTATTCTTACTGTGTATTCACTTGTTGCTTGTAAACCTGGTGGTGCTTTGTCAGGGTTTTGTTCTAAAAACTCTTTAACTGTTGATTGAACTAATCTCTTTTCAAAGAACTCAGGCATATCATTTTCTTTTATAAACTTATACATTTCAGGCCAATCACTTGTCCAATATCTCGTACGTAAAGTTCTTGATAATGTTCCAACTTTAGTTTTCAAACTAGTTACATTAAGTGTTCTGCATGCTTCATTTAAAGCTAAATCAACTTTGTCTTTCTGAGTTTTAATTTCAGTGATTTGATTTTCTAATTCATCAATCTTATCTCTCATATTGACAGAAGCTTGCATCATCTTTTCTATCTTATTATCATCTAATTCCATATTCTCTCCTTTCAAACATTAAGGATATTAGTATATCACAACTATTTACTTTGTCAACTTATTTCTTTATCAATTAAATGCCCATAAGTCAATATCACCCAATAAGCAAATTTTAATAATTCTTCAGGGGATGCACTATTTTTCATTACGTTAGCTTGGTGGCTTATGATACATATATTTCCTTTTACATATCCTTTTGTATTATCAATTCTATCTATTGATAATGAATATAATTGAGGACCCTTTAAATATAATCCATCAGTTTTAGTTATGGGTATACCTAATATAGGGCATTTTTCTGGTATAACAATATCGGTTTCATCAATCGTAAAATCTATATTAAATTTTTTAGCTCTTGTTTTTGCTCTGGTTAATATGTTTCTTTCAGGAAATTTGTTTTTCCATCTAATACTGTTAGCTACTAAAGTTTTTGAATTTTTAGCTCTGTATTCTTTTAAATACTCTTTTTTTTCTGCATAATCTTTAGGCATCATTAAACTCCTCTTTATAAAGGTCTACCAATTTAACATGGTTATCAATTTTTCCCTGCAACATCTTATAAATTTTTTGTTCAACGGGGGAGCCTTGTAGGTGGACTACAGTCATCTTGTTTTTTTGTCCAGCCCTATCAACCCGAGCGCAACATTGAATATAAGTTTCAACCGACATCACAGGTGACCAAAACACAACTACGTTAGCTGCGTGGAGGGTAACGCCATGTGATGCAGCTTGAGGTTGGATCACCAATACTTGTGGGTCTTTTTTTTCTTGAAAATTCTTGAAAATTTCTGAACGATTATTCATAGATACATCGCCATGTATTGCAGCGCATGTGATATGGTCTTTATTTAACTCCGTCATAATCTTTTCAATACTATGTCTAAACGGGCAGAAGATGAGAACTTTGTGACTAGCTTCTTCAATGATTTCTTTGAGAGCCGTCATGCGATTAGATATATCAAACTCTATGACTTCTGACTTATCTGAATAGATAGCCCCTGCACTTACTTGTAATAGTTTAGTGAGCATAACCCCTGCGTTGACCACAGTAATTTCTTCACCTGAAGCTTCCATATACATATCTTTCTTAAGCTTCTTGTAATACTTATCTTGTTGTGGTGTGAGGGGGACTTCACGAGTGGTGTAAAGAACGTCAGGCAAATCTAAACATTCTTCTTTGGTATAACGAATGGCAGGTTGTAATGTTTTAAATACAATATCCTGCGCATTAAATCTAGGCACCCAGGTGAACTGGCTAATTTTTTGCATGACCATATCCTTAAACGTTCCTGCATATTTTGGGACGGATGCGGGGTTTACAAGTCTAGCCAGTCCATATGCGTCAGCTGGTGATTGAGCAGCGGGTGTTCCTGTCATAAGCCATAACCATGTCTGAGGTGTTACTACACGGTTTAATGACTTCCAGCGACGTGTCGTGACAGTTTTGACATAGTTTGCCTCATCGACAACTATCAAATCAAAACCGCCCGATTTAATTTCTTTCTCTACTATTTCTATACCATCATAATTTATTATGACTACATCTGTATTTTCTGCAAATACTTTCTTTCTTTTTTCAGCGCTACCATGAGCAATACCTACCGACCTATGCATAGCTGTTTTAAAGAAGTCCGCTTGCCATGCAGCTTGCATAATAGATAGTGGGCATACCACTAACATGCGTCTAATCTTACCTTGATTCATTAGGTAGTCAGCCGCCCATATAATAGCCGATGTTTTACCTGTGCCTGCTTCACTTAAACAATAGGCACGTCTATGTGCTGATAGAAACTCAGCTGTTGTTCTTTGATGATCAAACGGTTTATGAATACCTGGAAAGTTGTAGTCACGTGTTATAGGTGAAGGAGGATTTTTCACTTTCATGTCAGATAATGTAAGCACTTCATCTAATCCCCAATTCACAACGACTTGGGTTACTCCATTATCGTAAGCTTTAAGAACCTTACTTTTAGGTATCTTATCTAATATTAATTCGGGGCGTTTTGTGTTTACAATCAACGCTTTATCTTTATATACTTCCAATGCAATCTCCTAGTAATAAAAAATAGACGCGCCACCGAGAGAGGTAGTGACGCGCCTACACTGCTAACACACAAAGATTTTTATTATCATGAGGTCTTTGCTATTAACTGACGTGGTTTTACCGCACTCACGCCTTACGGGAAACTTATTTCTTATTAGTTACGTTTCTCTTTAACGAACCATTACTATTTCGTGGGAACGAACTATTCGCACTTTTACTTTTAATTCTCATATTGCTTGGTGTATTTGAGCCACCCTTACTTAGAGGCACGATATGATCTACATCTTTACCGTCACCCTTTGATACTTTACCAGCTTTTATCATCATTCGTCTAGCTTTATTTCTAGCTACCCGTTTTTTAATTTGATCAGGCTGCGCCTTGTATTCGTTTTCTTTTTGATAATCTCTTGCCATTATTTTCCCCAATGTGAACATGATTGAACAGGGCAAAACTTCTTACATGCAAAGTTAGGGACAGCGTTAAATACCCCTGACTCGTAAGCCCCGTTTATACGTAATACTATTTTACTCCATTCTGCAAACATGTCTTCTACTTTATCACTTGTATAATCTTCTTTTAATATCTCTTTACTTACTAAAAATACCAAGCCAGACTTAATTTTAGTCATGTCTGGAAAGTGTTTAAATATAGCTACACTAAATAACGATAGCTGTCTAGTATCTGCATATTGACTAGACTTACCCGTTTTATAATCAATAAGAGTTGCTAACTTAGTTTCAGAGTTAATAACTAATAAATCAATAACACCCCTCCACCATACATTTGCTGCAAAGAAGTCACAGGGTTCAAGATCTTTAGTTAAGCCTAACTTATACTCACAATACTTATCCCCTGGAATTGATATTAACTTGTCAAGGGTTGGTTTAAACATTTGAAACTTTTCAGGTAATGGTTTAGCTTTGCTCACGTATAACTCTGCAGCTTTGTGAACTTCGTTGCCATAAAGAAAATGCTCTACGTTCGGGTCTTGCTTAATATCTTTCGCTACATACAGATGATAGTATTGCTTAGGGCATTTCTCGAATGTTGTAGCACTTGAGTAAGACCACGTTTTAAGTTCAGCCATTATGTTTTTCTCTTAATTTCTTCAAAGTCATAAAACCATTTATCTTTAGCACTCCACTTAGCATGATTTTCTACACTATAAACTTCGGTAGGAATTTTAAAATCAGGTGTCTTTAGTTCTGCGGGTACAAGAGATACATCATACCATAAGCATCTGTTATTAGGTTGACACGCAAACTGTCCGTTATCTAACTTAATAAAATTATAAGACTTGTGTTCTTCAACACCTTCACTAAAGGTTGTATCAATTACATTAGAATCAGAAGAAGCAAAGTCAATCGTAAATAAATAATTACCATAATGAAATTGCCTATCTTTACCATAAAATTTAACTTTTAATCCTCTGAGATTTGATTTCTCAATCACCGCCATATCATAAGATAAACAATCCCATATTTGTAAATGATCTAAAGGTAAAGGATCATCAACCGCTTTCCATACATAAGCGGATATAGGTAGCTTGTCGTAGAGTGCGCCATAGTTTGTAAGCATTGACTCGATACGAAATGCTTGACCTTTAATTGCTTTAGCCGTCATCCATACACAAGGTTCTAATTCACCTTGACCTGACTCATGATTATATAAATACTCCCTGCGTACAAAGCATTTGACAGGCGGAATGTTAGCTACTAAAAAAGTCACTTCTTTTTTACCGCATCAATAAACTTACGATATACCCCTGCCGCATCTGCCTTACCCATAACTCTCGCTCGTTGTTCCATGGCAATCGCCGCTTGTATTTTATGTGCATGAGAACGACCGCTTGCTTTAATTTTAGCTACACTTGTTTTAGCATCTTGTGCCGTAGCAAACTTTAATCCTGTAATAGTACCTTTAGGGTCTTCGTCTGTATATAAATCAGAATGCTTGTCGGACTTAGCGGGTTGCCCTTCTTTTCTTGGTATGCGTTTATTCATTTTTTTTGCACCTCGCCTGTTGATGGGTTAAGTTCGTATTCAGGTAAAACTTCTTTCTTTTTCTTTCTAAAGATCAAATCAAAGTTCTTTTCAAATTGTTCGTTGTTAGGTTTAGACTGTAGCCAGTCTCCTGTTACATCATTCTGTGCCGTTTTTTTCATAGTGTGTCCTATTTAAATGGTTTACCTGTAATCCAACCTACTAATGAATAGCGTCTACCTTTTGTAATAGGCGTAACTTCATGTAATATGTATGAGGGGAATGCGATGATTGTGCCTTGTTCTTTTTTCATAACATCAGGCGTGCTACTTGTATGAGTTTGTAGCTCTCCACCTTCGTAATCTTTAGGGTTTGACAATTGCAATACAAAAGATAACTTTCTAACCGCTCCATTAGACATACAATCTATATGTTTACCGTAATGGCCGCTTGGTGCATTATATTCTGTGAACTGAAAACTTTCTATAAAACCAAATAAATCAAATTTAAAGTAACCAGTATTCAATGCTGTAATAATATCTGTAAGACGCTGATACATCCAAACAATTTCAGGGTCAGGTGTAATCCATATCACTTTGCTTTCTCTAATGTCAGAATTTAATTGACCTTTAGTAGATACAAGAGCCTCTTTTTTTTCAAATTGTCCTGCATAAGCTATAATCTTTTTACATTCTTCAGGGGTAAAAGCATGATCCCAATATGCCCACGAACTTAATTTGTCTGTTTCAAAAGCCCAACTTGCATCGGATTTTTGTGTAATCTTTAGTTCTTTAACTTTTTTCATAGTTATCTTTTATATCTTTTAGTAAGTCATCGAAAGATAACTCGCTTTTATCTTTAGCAAACTCAACACTCATTAAATAACGAGTTGTTTCAAAATTATACACTGTGTGTGGCACCTGCGTATTAAATATATAATACGTTGCAGGCTTATACTTTAATTCTTCTATTTCAAATACTGCTCCTTCTTTGTTGGGAGCAAAGGCACAAACACTTCTATCGAACGGAGTTAATAACATATTAATACCTACACCACGTCTCGTATCCGTATGCCAATCATAACAAGTGTAAGGGTCTAGTTTTAATACACCCACTACAAACCCATATCTTGCGTGTAGCCATTTGAAAAAGTTATCTTGTGCTATTAACTCTGTAGGTACAGGCTTAACATTAAAATTATAATGGGGAAACCATGGTTGAGAATTAAACGCATAGTCATATAGTTCTTTAGCTATAGTAGATTTAGTTTTTATCTCATAATAGTTCATTACTTAGCGTCCATATAGTTATCACCTACACCTACCTCACAACCGAGTGGTAAGTCGCTACACCAATAAGGCGCAGTGGTCATACACTTCTCAACGTAAGCTTTACATTCAACTACTTCTTCATCTTTACATAGCATAACTAACTCATCATGCACAGTCATTACGACAGGGTATCTTTTCTCTACTTGTATTAACTGATCAGCAATTATATCACGAGCCAACGATTGTATACAGCGTTGAAAGGTTTTAGAAGGGTGAATATATTCGGGGATTATAGTTCTACCCATCCGCTTGTCATACACCCATGACTCTCCTGTATCTGTCTTTAATTTCCTAAGGTTAGGTAGTCCTAACATCATGCCATTAGGTTTCATCATGCCTTCATGAGGGACACTTGATATAACCCCACCATTACCCATCGTATAGCGTTGCCCTGCTCTGACACTTTCTAACATCGTCCCTGCGTCTTGCCATGCCTCAACCAATTCAGGATTTGCTTTGCGATACGCATACACAATGTTCTTAACTTCTTGTAGGTCTTTCTCTACACCACCTTGTTTTAAGATTGAGTGCATCTTAGCCGCACCTACACCATAGATACCCGATAAGTTTACTACCTTAAAGATGAACCTAAGGTCTTTGTTAACTTCGTTGTATGGTGTTCCTGTTATGTCTGCGGCTGATTGTTTATATAAATCAATACCATCTTTAATCTGCTGTATCTTACTATGTGATTGAGCAAACCAATAGGCTAACCGCAACTCAATATTACTTAGGTCAGAGGCTACTAGCTTATAACCTTTAGGCGCACACATGGCACGACGTAACTCAGATGTTCGAGGTAAGTTCTGTAAGTTAATACCATCAACACCACTCCATCGATGAGATACAACCGCACCCGCATACTTTAACGGAACGGGTAGCTTACCCCTGTTGGCTATTTGAATAAAGTTTTCTGTGCGCGTCTCTTCAATTGTCGACTTGTTACCGATACGAGCAGCAGCCAAAGCTTGAACGTATGGATTTTCATGTTCAAGTAAAGCCTTAAATTCTTCATCTGTTTTTGCAAACGCATATGTTTCCTTTCCTGTGGTTGCACTAATCTTCATGGGCGGAGTCACACCTTGTTCAATAAGTAACTCAGCAAACTTAGGGTTACTCATGAGTAATTCTTTATCTACGGCTACTGATGCTAGTAGTTTTTCTTTAGCTTCTTTAACTTTGTGGAGGTGACGTAGTAGTAAACCTTTATTAAGTTCTATCTTAGGTTCTGTATACATACGGATAGTTAAATCAATAAGCTTCATCTCAGGTGCAGTGAACCTATCTTTTAACTCGGT